GTGGTGCTGTTTGCGCTGGTAAAGTTTGCACCAGCCTGAACAACCGGGCGGTTAATCAACGGAAGGATATTTTGCTCAGTTAAGCTATAAGATTGATTATCGTAAGTTGTAGGAATACTTGCAACAAACAAAGGGAAGAATTGGTTAGTAAGAGTTACCGTACTTGTCGACACCAGGTAGAAACAGATGTCAATAGGTAGATAAACATTGACGTTACCTGAAGTCGTAGCCGAAGTTGCGCTTGTCCCTGTAAACGTTGTGGGTGTAACAGCAGTAACAGTCAGAATCTCATCTACGGCTGTACCACTGGTGTAATCCAGGTAAGCTTTCTGCCCAACTTGCAAGTTATGGTTTGCAAGCGTAACAACTTGCGCGGTGCCTACTTGATTGTATGTACCAGTGAAAGCAGTTTGTGCGTCAATATAAATGTTATTTCGCTTGCTGTATCGAATCCAAATTTCGTCAATGTACGCGCCACTGATCGAATTATCCGTCAGCGCCGAGTCAACGTCAAATACCTTGGTGACGTTACCAACAGCAGTCGGAATTAAACTTGTTGAGAAAAGTTGACCTGATGCAACCGTAACCAACGCACTAGAAGTCGCTGGACGGTCAAGCATCATCGGTTGCTTGTTACTTGATGAGCTTGACAAAGGATTTTCCTCCCCAGATACAACGCCTTTGAAAGGCCTTCAATTCTTTGATTCTAGTTCAAATAACCTTTATTTGGTTTCCGTGGACTTGCTGCGAGATTTTCTGCTGTTCTCTTCCATGTGGGTCCGGGCTTTCTTTACGGCCTCTTTCCTTTTCTCTTTGTCGCCTTCTTTCTTTTCTTCAGCAGAAGAACCGTTGCTTCCTTCCTTACCTTCCGCTCTGGATTTGAAGTGCGCAAGCAAGGCAGGAGGCATCTTTCCTTTGTCAGCCATGTGAAACTAAAAAGCTACTGTAACTATTCTAGGCTAATGTTATTTATCCAGGGTACCAAAAATCTGACCGGCTAAGCGTGTTTTTCTGTCATCATCTAAAGGCATTGCCGAAAAAATGCTCTTTACTGTGTCTTTCATTCCCTTGTCACCTGTAACCAACGAGCTGGCAACCTGCTGCGTAGTTCCTTGTTTTGGCGGCGGGGTAAGACCAGAAGTGATTGCGGCGGCGATTCCTGAGTCAGAAGAATTAGCGGTTTGCCCCACGTCTTATCTCAATGCTTGAATTAAAAAGTATTCTAACTCAAACATTTGCAAGCCTTAGTTCTGCTGCACCTACTATCGGCTGCCTGGTAAAAGCCTGGCGCAATCCAGAGCTTTGCTTTATGTCCGCGTCCAATGCTTGCCCTGCCATCCGTTGAGAGGGTTCTGCTCTCCTATTGGCGCCACGACCTTGTGTAAACTTCTCAGCGTTGGAAGGTGTTCCCTCTTCACGTTCGGCTTCATTGCGGTGGATGCCAAGAGTGTAGCCGCCAGTGATCAGTGTTCTTGCAGCCACTTCATCAGGACGCTCAGGTTGCCAATCCTCCATGTGTTGTGGAGGGTTAACGTGCCGATTAAAACTTCCTAACTGGCGCATTACTCGTACGTAGGACTTGAATTAAAAGCGGAAGCAAGCATTGCTTGTGGATCAAACTGCGATTGTACTTTCTTGTTTGTGCCCCCCATTAGTTGCTCCATATAATCATTTAAGAAGTCAGTCGTATCTCCTTCTTTCTTTTTACCACCAACATAAATGTTGTAGATACTTCCGGGTGCCCCAGATACCCCAGTTGCTGCAGGTGTTGGCGCTGTCGCTTGAGCTGCAGAAGCTAGCTCAGCAGACTTACCACCTTTTGTATGAAGAAGTTTAATTTCATAAGGGTTTCCTTGAGCGTCCGTTGTTTTAATGGTTCCGTAGCCTTTACCGGGAGTAAATGTGCCAGGTCCTTCCCAGGCAAGCGGTGTACCTGCACCTAATCCGTAATCATGCGCTGGATGATAAGTGGAGGCCCCAGCGGTCGGCGCAACCCTGGGGCCAAACCCTGACGTGATTGGGGCGGCAGGTTTCCATTCAGCTCCTTTCTGTTGCCAAAGGGGCGTGCGTTCTTTGCCAACTTTTAGTCGGGTCAACAAAGAACGTATTGTTTCTGGATTGATGTACTTTCCATCTTTAAGAACACGTACATCAAGATGCGCTCCTGTGCTGGCAAAATCTTCACCAGGTTGGGCAACATATCCAGCGTCAATAATTCCAGCCATTGCTATTTACTGTAATCGGTGTTAAAAGCAGAAGACAACATTGCCAGCGGATCAAACATTGATCTAGGTTTATCCTGTTGCCCTGTCAACTTAGGAAGATAGCTGCTCAGGAAATCTAAACCTTCCTCTTGCGTTCCGTTTAAATAAATGTTGTAAGTGTTGGCAGGAGAACCTTGCTGCGCTGTTGACGTAGCAGGTGTTGACGTTGATGTAGTAGTTGCTGGTGTTGAAGGCAATCCAGCCGCTGCTTTTTGAACTTGCGGTAAAAACTGCTTGTATTTGCTAGAGCCGTAAGTGGACCATGCGCCAAAACCTGACGAATCTCTTACTTGCTTTGCAGCTTTGAAGTTTGTTTGGGGGTCAAGAAGTTGTTCATTTCTTTGTAACCCAAATTGCTTCAAGCGTGCTGGCCCCATGGAGCCAAGCATGTTGATCTGCGCTAAGCCATAGGAGTTGTCGCCAGTGCCGGCATTTCTGTTGTGAGCGCCAGGATTACCACTTGACTCAGCTAACGCGATGGCCGCCATTGTAGTAGCATCCTGGCCCTTAAAGCCTGCGCCTTGTGCGAGCTGTAAAAGTTGTGCGGGGGTTAGTGCCATGGATCGTGGTTTAGCAGAAATCGGTCTCAAACATGAGTCGAGTACCAACAGCGACATCAGCAGGACCAGGAAGGGCTTGGATAAACTCAGCGCCTTCCCGATTAAACCGATACCGTGCTTGCTCGGGGTTTCGATAATTGGGGGCATAAAGATGTAGGGCTAATCGATCCGTCTCGTATAGATAAATTGCCGTCCAGGTTTTTAAGGTTTCTTTAAAATCAGAGGTCGAAATTGTTCGTGAAACGTCCCCTGAAATATTTTCAATACGGCTTTTAGGAGGAGAAGCATTGACATACTGTTGCGTAGTGGTGTCAAAGTATTTTCCAAACGTACTACCAGTCATGTCGGTGCGCTTTTCTGCTTCATCGCACCGAGTAACCTGCTCGACAATTTTGCTATACCAGAACGAATCTGGGATGTTGTTGATAGCTTCCTCCAGCCTCGCTTGGTCGCCAGCGGGGACAGATGTGTTGTTATATCCCAGGTGCCAGCGAACTTTAGACTGGAGAAAGGTATCGAGTTGCATTAGAAGAAATTAATGCCTTGAGGTGGTTAACCTCTGTTAGTAGCTTAACACGGCAAAGTTTCTTCTTTTGTTATCACTCAACGCGTACAAGATTCTCTTCAATGATGGCGTCCCAGTCAACTCGCTTAATTGCTTTCAGTTGATCAAGCTTGGTAAATTTTTCACCAGTCATTGAAGTTTGCAAATCTTTGATGTCGCGTGCTGTTTTTAGGCCGACGCCAGGTAGTGAATCAGCAATCTGCCTTGCGCTGGCAGTGTTGATGTTCAAGCGCACGTCAAGAGGGAAAGTTTCCTTGTTTGTAGGACGCGGGGGAGAAACACCTTCTTGCTTCAGTTGCTCCGTTAGGCGTTCTTCAGTTTGAATTTTTTGGGTGGTCGCATCCAGGTGGGGGATCAAGTCAGTTTCTTCGACAAACAAGACTTCATCTTGTGCATCTACGCACATAAAAATTCCCTCCCCATGCATGGAAACAACTTCAAGTAGGGCGCCAGTAGGTTTGTACTGATAAAGCATTGAGATTGCAGTTACAACTACCCGTACAATACCAAGGTTCATCTTAAAATGCTAGGGCAATAAAAAACGGGCCACTAGGACCCGTTTAATTATTGATTCAAGTTATTGAATCAGGTGTCGTCGCCACCAACTTGGGAAGCAAAGTCGATGAAGCCTTGGATGTCATTCCAGGAAACCGCAGGGGCAGCCTGGATGTAGTTGACACGGGCAATGATATAGGCTTTACGGCCAGCAGCAATGTCATCAGTGGAGATGTACACACCGCCGCCAGTAGCGGTGGTGGAGGTAATAGCAGTCACCGTGGTCACGCGGAACGTGGTGGCGGCAGTAATCTTGTACACCATCTGGTTGTCAAAACCAGTCAGCTTGGCAGCAGTGGTATCAGTAGTAGCAGCCTGAACCGAGTTA